TGTGGGATATTAGTACCATTAGTCGTGCTAGCATTAAAGGTTATCGTTCCACCACTAGAAGTTCCAATGCTTAGATTTATATTACCAAAGGTAGAGGTGGCAAAGACAAAACTGGTTGTGGCCACACCATTGATTGATGTGGTGGTAAAAGAACCGGTGCTTGTGCCTGTTCCAGTAATGCCTGTAAGATTAGAACCATTTCCATAATAGACAGTGCTAGAAGTGCCAAAGCTCCACCCGCTATCTTTTGGCACCACCCTGTCTCCTACTAGCTTGGTCGTTGGTAAAGTAGGTATGCTCTGTCCGAAAGAATTAAAAATAATGCCACCAAAAACAAGTCCGATGGCAATAATGCTGGCTAAAATAAATTGTGAGTTATTTTTCATTTTTGAAAGTATTTTTTAAAGTTAATTGGTTCCGCAGTCGGTTTTTCTTCTTGTTGCTTTTCCGTTACTAGCTTAAAAATAATATCTTGTTTGAAGTCTTTATTAAGTAAATCCTCTACCGCTTTCATTAGTCCGGACAATTTATCTTCCACATCGCTTAAATCAGTATCTTTTAGTTTGCTTACCTCGGTTTTTAGGCTATTGATAACGGAAATAACAGGTGATAAATCAGTTTTTTCTGGCTTGGGAATATCGGGAAATTTTGGAAACTCGGGTATTTCAAATAGTTCAACGATTCTTTTAACTCCGTCAATGGCTTTTAAGACTGGTTTCAAGTCGGTTTCTTTTTGTTTAGGGATTTCCGTTTTAGGCAATTTCCCCAATTCCTCTTGCACCACTTTTCTAATTCTTTCATAGCTAACATCCGCTCCGCCCCCTCCGCCTATTCCAAATTTATACCTCGTTTGAACCAAAAAGGCTTGCTCTACCCGTCCATAAAGTCCGCTTTCGGTAGTGTAGCCAGCGTCCGTGAATACTTTGGTAGTGATGGTGATATATCTCCCGTTTCCAGTCGGGTCGTGCGGAGCTTCCACTGTTCCCCTAAAACGCTGGTCAGTCTTGTCGGTTAAATCAACAGTATCTAAAAGTTCATCGGTCTTTGCGTCCCGGACATAAGCCCTGACATAGTAAGTATTAGTATCGGCAGGGTCTTCAATTTGCCTCGTTATTGGGATTGATTCTTTAGGTTCGATTTGAAACATATTTTAATCTTGTTTTCCGCATTTATTGCAAAAGCACTTTTTATCTTGATTATAGCAATTGGTGAATTGTCCTCCGCACGGGCAAGCGTTAAATAACCATAACCAAATTAATTTTATCCAGTTCATAGTCCGCAGTATTGGCGGGTAGTTGTCGTCATACCAGCGTTGCTTATCTTGAAATAGACATAAGCGTTATCGTCTTTGCTCCAGGCGGAAAGACAGCCAGCTTGTCCTGCTTGGCCTAAGGTAATTGTAGATGTAGCGTTAGCCGTTGTATCTATAAATTGAGCAGTGCTTGTGGGGGTTGAAGTCCCAAAACCTGTCTTGCCATTCGCTTTTACAACCAACATATACTGCATTGCTAATAAAGAAGTTGTGTTCCTTAAAGTCAAAAGATTACCAGTTGTGCCACTTGAAGCACCTACTGAAGTTGTTAGATATATACCTTGAGCGGCCGTACCTGTAGCAGTTAAATCAATTGATAAGGCAGCGGCGTTGGCGTCAGCTCCAGTGCTTGTTCCAGTATGGGTTATTTTGAGTGTTCCGTGAGTTAATTCTTGGCCAGTTAAACCCATAGCGGAAAAGTTAGGGTTAGAGCTAATAACATTTAGACCAGCCGAGCTTGAATCTGTTCCCGTGTAATTAAAAACTCCCGCGTGGCTATTGCCAGAAGCTGAAGCAGAAATACCCGCCCCGCCGGTAGAATTTACCGACAATCCGACACCAGTTCCGTCATTAGAAATAGCCTCACAGTTTTGGTCATAAGCAGAGTTATCACACCTAACGTTCAATAGAACACCATCCGCAGTGCTTCCAGTATTAGAATATAAAACCGCACCAGCTCCTGTATTGTTGGTATTGGTTAAATTAAACATACCGCCAGTTGAGTTAGACGCTGGGTAAGTAGAACCAGACGGGGCGGTTAGTTGTAACTTAGCTGTGCCTACTGTCGTGCCAATCTGCACTGCTCCCGCAAAGGTAGAAGTGGCGGTAGTTGAAGTAGATATTAAAGTATTAAACACTCCATTCGTTATTCCAGTAACCACATCAATCGGGTTATAAATCCTCGCTGTGATAGCCGAACCTACCACCAAGACCCCCGCTAAAATTGAAATGAGTAAGATTTTTTTATTCATAGATTTTTAATACTCGCTTACTGCGATTGTGCTGGTTGAAGAGGTGGCGATACAGCCAATAACCCCAGACCAGATAGTTCCAGTATCGGGGTTAGGTATTATCTCCAGCGTTCCTCCGTTAGCGTTAAGGCAAACACCCTTGCCCCAGACAGCCCCTGTGCTTGTGCCATAAGAGCAACACACATTATTGCTACCGGTGTTAACAAGACTGGCATATTCTCTAGCTGGATTAGCAGATAATACTGAAGTGCTGGTTATAGCTACACTAATCGAAGTGTTAGTAGCCCCGCTCCATTTAATCGCTCCAAAATTATTATTGACCTTTGGGAAAAAAACCGCGCCTAAACCCAGACCTAGGGCTAGGGCCAAAACTACTGCTATGACAATGCTTTTTTTATTCATATTTTTAATTGATTAAAACCTTTCCCTGCCTCTCATAAAAGAAGCAGAGGTAAGCCTTAATGTTTGACGGCGCAAATCTCGTAGCGTTGGGCTGGTAGGTTCACATTGGTTGTACTGGAATTGCAAATGGTGATTCTAGCAATATCAGTAGATGATGAATAGGCTCTTAATATCATTCCGTAATTTAGAGATTCAATCCCGCTTGTAGTAGCCACTGGGCTAATGCTGAAATTCCATCCGCCATTTAAGGAATAAGTCAAACCTGTCATTGAAGTAGTGCCAGATTGACAATTAGACCCAGCGAAAGCCGCCCAATCAGTCGTGGTAGCAGTGCAGATAATTTCTGTAATATCCGTACCATCACCAACCGATAAAGAGGTAGAGAAATCACCGGTCGTGGGAGAAATTCCTCCCGTTCCCGAGATTATCTCCGTGCCGTCCACCGAAATACCATCAGGGAAATCTCTTTGTCCGACATTGACTATCCCGCCCATTATAGCGGACGATTGCTTAACTAACCCAGAAGCAGTGGAATAGGCAACCAGCGCGCTTAATACCAAGACAGCTACACCTACTAAGGCAAAGATTGTTGAATTACCTTTGTTCATTTTATTAGAGAGATAATATCCTGCTGGGCCTATCAAGATAAACCCAGCAGGTTAGTTATCTTGTAAGTTTAGCTGTCTGTTCGCACTAAAATCTTAACTAACTCGTCAAGACCCACATAGTAAGTCTTAACACCAGCTAAGAGCAAGGGCATTACATTAGTGCCTCTCTTGCCAGCAGACACAGTGGAAGCCATTTGCACATCAATCACGCCAGTTTGACTGGACTTGTTCTGAACAGCCACATCGATCGCTTTGCGATGTCCGAATTGCAACACTTGATTTTGATACTTAGCATCCCAAGTATCAGCGGCTACAGAACCAGAAACAGTAATACTGGTAGCTCCCTTAATCCGAACCTCAAAGTAAGTGGTGCCGTCATAGGCCACCCAATTCTGCACAGTTCGTTTGTTGGCGGTAGATAGAGAATAATAATTGGTATCATCTCCAACTCCACCAGCGTTGATTAAAGCCACTAAGTTATCAATCGTTACAGCCATGCTGGTTGTTTGCAGAATACTTCCAGCGGCGGTTCCCATAACCGACTGAAAGGTAAAAGTGATACCCTCAATCGTAATGGTATCTTCATCGGTTGGGTTATCGGCTGGAGTCCATCGAGCCGCTACAGTGTGATTAGCGCTTAAGAATAAGTCAAAACCAGCATAACGCCCGATATTGCCATATTCCCCAGTCTTATCGCCCAAGTTACTCTCCTTGCCTTGAATAAACTGCCATAGCTTATTCTTGAATAACGGAGAAATAACAGCGTATCTATTCTCTTGGGGGATATTTAGAGCGTCTAACTGCTCGTTAGCTTCGCCAAAAATCTGATAGACATTTGATACCGATAAGGCAATGCCTTCGGCGGCCGTTCCGCCTAAATCAGAGCTATCAAGGTCAGAAGTGGCGTTATAGGCTTCGTATAGCACTTTAGCGTCTAACTTAGCCGCTAAACGCTCGCCCGCTTCCTCAGACCAAAGACGGACAGTATTGTATTTGTTTTGAATCTTATCAATATCGTCCACATACATCAGCATTGAGTATTGCTGGTCAATGGTCAAGAGGTCTTGCGTATAGGTTAAGTCCTGCGCGGTTAACGCAGTACCTTTGGTGTAGTTTTCTGCAACTACATCGGAGCGGTATGGTCGATCTATAATGCGACCATCATCCGCTACTTTCGATTCTTCTCCGAAATTGCAGATACTTTTGAAAAGTTGAGTTTTATAAAACTTCTTTCCGGCGGCATCTGACCAATAAGTCGGAGAAGCGGCTGTTAATGAGTTTGCCATTTAAGTTCACAAACGAGACTGAGACTGTTTGTAAGTATTTACTTTTTCTCGCTGTTCAGAGGACATCTTGCGATATTCTTCATCAGTAACATTTTCATAATCAATGTTATCTGAATCTCTGCCAACTCCTCTTGTACCTTCTTCCGCTGTCTTTTTAGAAAGCGGGCTTATTTCCTTAGCCATTTCTGACTTCTTAAGAGTAAAAATTTCTTGCGGAGTTAAGGAAATATAGCGTTCGTCAAAGTAATACTCTTTGAGTTTTTTCTCAATAGCCCCTAAATCAGCTTCGGTGGCGTGCGGATATTCTTTTTTGATGGCCGGAATAATCTCGCCATTGAAAGAGGAGTGATACTCCAAATCCTCTTTTTCCAGCTGTTTTTCTTTCTCCAGCCGGTCAATACGGTTTAATTTATCCGTTATATCAGACGGAAGCTCGCTTTTAGGCAAGGATTTAGCGCTAATAGCTACCAATTTCTTGGTGTAGTCTTTTAGCGTCATCTCGCCTTTCTCGTATCCATCTGCCAATTCTTCCATCTCCTTTTCAATATCCGTAGCCTCAACTGAAGCCGACTTTGTCCCTGTTTGTTTTAAGTTGTTAATTTCGCTTTCAAGTTGACCTATTTTATTGAGGAGACCACTTTCCTTTTCCTTTTGAGACTTTTCTTCCCGTCTTTTTTCCATTTCGTACTGCCAAGGGGCTTTACGAGATTGGCGGTCGGGATTTTCAGGCTCTTTGGATTCGGGTTCTTTTTCAGCCTCAGGAGTTTTTTCCTTTGGCTCAGGCTCTGGCGCTTTAGTCTCCTCTGGCTTAGGCTCTGGTTCTTTGGACTGATCGCCCTCAAAATCAAATCCTTTTGCTCTTAAATCGTCCATTGCCTGTTTTGTTTCAGCGTTTATTTCGGACTGCTGATTGTCCTGATTGTCATTAGACATAGGTTTTTAATGGGTTAAACTCTAACCTCTAAAGGTTTTTAAGGGAAAACTCTAACCCGGTTAATTGTTAATAAGCTCTTATGGCTTCTTCCGCTCCCCAAGCCCCTGGTTGCTTGTTCCATCTTTTCTGTTCGGGGTCTTTCATATTCAATTTATTGGCTAAAACTACCGCTTCTCTCATTGGCAAAACTCCGCTTATCCACTGTCGTCTTTTATTCACTATTCGCCATCTGTCGGGCCCTTTTAATTGCAAGGGCATAAACCCAGCGTGAATAACAGCAAAGTTTTTACGCTTCTCATCGTCGGCCTCCATATCCTCTACTTGTTCAGCGGTAGGGGTACTGGAAACTCCTTCAATCTTGGCCCCATCTGGTACTTTTAAGCCCTCAATTTCTTTTGGGGGTTCAATCGCAATTGGAGTAGGCACTTCGAATGTTTCCTCAACTTTTTTACTTTTCTTTGGTCTTGGCATAATTTTTCTTTACTTCTCCTATTTCCATTTTGCCGTTAGCAAAATAAATTAGGAATTAGTTTTTACAAATTCTTCTTCCTCGTTAATAATTTTGTCCAAAGACTGCATTTCAGCCTCTGGGTCTTTGAAAAATCCGATAAACCATTGATACAGTCTTTTGCGGTCAATAATCCTATCGCGTTGTTTATCGCTTAATTCATCTGATGAAGCGGTTTTTAATACCTCGTCCATTCCATCTAAATCACCAGTCAACTTTTCTAAAATAATCTTAATTCCTTCGTGTCCCTTAAGGCTGTCCACCAGCATTGCCTGCTGGACTTGGCGCTCCCATTGCAAGAGCTTGTCCTTGTCCTCCGGATAAAGCGGATCCTGAAATCGTTGGACTAACGCCTGAATTCTCTCCAATCGGTGCTGGTTGTTGTATTGTTCTGGCATAGTTTAATAATTGAGCGTTCATTAACTCGTTCTGTTCAACTATTGTTAAGTGTTGATAAGCGAAATCCACTAAAGAGGCAAAGGTAGCGTCATCAAGGCTGTCGCTTTCGTCAATGGCGTAATTCGCTATCTTTCTAACATAGGCGATATTGGCCCCTCGGTTTAGTTTTGGTTTTTTACCATCAAGAATTTCCTCAATGGCCTTGGCGGCTTCTGACATTAAATCTTCGTTTATTTCCTCTTTGTTCATAGCGGATTTAATATCGTCTTCCTCGTATTCTCCATTACGCAAAATCTGTTCAGCCAGCCATTTATCACCAATTTGCAACCTTAAGGCAGGGTCTTTCTGCAACATAGAAATAGCAATCTCTCTCTTTTCTTGTTTTTTCTGGTCAATCTGGGCTTCAGCGTTCTGGCTGGAAACTTCAACATCTAAATCAGCCTCTACATCATCTCTGGTAATTTCCTCCTCTTGCGCCCCCCTCAATCCGATAAACTTAACCATAAATCCACGCGGTGGCATATGGTCTCTAAGATTATGCTTATACCTAATCGCAATCTGCTGGTGGGCTTGCGTGTAAAACTTATTTTCCATTCCGAACCTGTCCGCTACCTGTTGCTGGTTTCCCTCGTAAATCGCTACTCTTTCGTCTTTGGAGTTACCTTGAGCCCCTGGGGTTACTCCCGATTTAGTCCCCATAAAGTTATCCAGCCATTGGATTAAGTTAATGGTAATCGTGGAAGTATCGGGAGTCTGCATTTTCTCATAAGCAGACGCCATTGATTCACCGTCCTTCAATTTGACAGAAATAATTCCATTGGGGCGATATTCTAACTGGCTCGGGTCTATAATCTTTCTAGCGTCGTAAAGTATCTGGTCAAAATTGCGTTTCTGAATGTTATCAAGATTTTGGTTAAGCAAAATTTGCATTGCTTCCGCTACCGGTCTCACTCCGTCCACTGGGGCCCTACAAAGAAAACTAACTGGGTTTCTTTCAGTGTGCCAAACGACATAAGGTGAAAGACCGCTAGAAAACATTTCTTTCAAAGGAACGCACTTAACAGCCAATGCCGACTTTTTATCAAAAAGTAAATAATAATTTTCTCCTTCAAATCGAGTGATCAATTCAGTTAGATTATAAACTCCATCTCCTAAATAGCCATAATACTGCGGGTTTAATCCCATTGCTATCATTCGGTTAGCCTTATTCTCCGCTTGGTCTTGCCAATCTTTTTTCTCTTTATCGTTAACTCCGCTAATAAGGCTAGAAACCTGTTCAGAATTGTAATCACTTTCTTTTACTCCTTGCTCTAGATCATACTTAGTCTTAAAAACATTAAGCTTGCCCTTAAAAGCGTGGGTTTCTAAATCCCTGCCTCCCATTGGTTCAAAGATTAAATCGTAATAATCAATCGCTTTTAGTGTTTGTTTATACTCTGGTTTGCTTTGCGGGATTAACTCCAAGGCCCCAAAACCGCTAAATATAGCTAATTTTTTAGCATCAAGGTCAGCCGAATTAAAATCTCCTCGTTCTGGGCCGGAGTCTTTCTCCCAACAAGCCGATACTTTTTTGGCTGATTTTAAGGTGCTTTCCCTGCCTTTCTTGAATTTAACCATTACCGTATCGTCAATCTTGCTCATTAGGGTTTCAACAAATCCCTCTAAGATAGGCACGGGTATATTAAACCTGCCTTTAAGCGCGGGCCGTGTCTTGCCAAAATAGACATTCTCGCTTTTCTTAATCTGGTCTAGCCTGGCTTGCCGATAAGATAAACAAGCGTCAACTTGTTTTTGAGCCTGCGTAACTATTTTTTGAATATCCCATTTAGGCATAAAAAAAAGGCAGATAAGCAAAACAGCCGATTGTAATCAGCCACTTTGCTCATCTGCCGTGAATAGAGGACATAGTTCAGTCCTGTTCGTGGTTAAGATGAGAAAAGGTCGATAAAAATACTACCTAATTTTAACTGTATTCTATTTTTTTATTTTGTCAATAGCCGTTTTTTTCCACAGCTTCTCTTTATCTTTTTCAATTTCTCTTAATATCCCATTGCCGTCAAAATGCAGGATTACGCTTGTCCCTTTAATTGCCAAGGCTCCACTGGATAATAAAGCCATTATCTTTTCTTGATAAGTTATACACAACTTAATAAATTTTTCATCGTTAAAATTCATTTTAGGGTCATTAGATAATCTAATTCGTACTGCATATACTTCAATTTCAATTCCTCGCAAGCGTCTTGGCATTTCTGTTCGGTTATTTCCTCTGTCTCTTTAGCGTTTAACCCTTGTCTTACTAAAATACCGCAATAATATTCTGCTTCAGCTTCATACCCCGCCCTAATATCCAAAATTTCTTTTTCCTGCCAGCTAGGCAAAGGCGCGAATTGATAATAAATATCCTCAATCTGTTTTTGTAAGGCTTCAACTTTTTCTTTAATTGTTTGCTGTGGTTTTTTCTTTTTCATTTACCAAGTCCCCAAATCAGGAATAGTATTAGGGCGATAAGGTTCTCCACCCTCGTATTCTGATTGAGGTTGATAACTCGGTTGCTTAAACGCATTTTTCTTTTGGTATTCTTCAATAATTTGATTTTGATAGGCTTCCGCGTCCAAAACATCATCATTAACGCCCTTGGGGAAACGGGCTTGCTCTTCCTCTAAATCGGCACACATTCCCTCTATGTGATAAACACTACCCGAACTATAACGAGGGATTAAACCTCGTATCCTAATCACCTTTTGAGTTTGTTGATGTTTCAATTCCACCACTTCAAAAAACTCATTTCGTTTTCGCATTTCTTGGTCTAGGAATGGTTTGATTGCGTCCTTATATGCCCCCTGCTCTATCCCGAACCGTTCTGGCTTAACTTCGCTGTTGAGCTTAAACATAAATCGGATAAGCTCCATTGAGTTGAGTTTTAGCTTATAAGACGCAACATTCCACTTATTCTCTTGGTCAATGTAGTTTATTACCACCCCGATAAAATCTGATTTATCCCTTAAGGCCGACGCTGGGTCTATGGTTACAAACCTTCTGGTGTCAAGTTTCAAAACTTCCTCAAGGCTTCGGTATTTAATCCATTCTTGCTTAAACTCCCGCGCTCCCTCATCAACTGGATTTTGTTGATAAAGTGAGCTCCATTCATAAGGACCCAAAGCATTTTTTCTATTCTGTAAAATATCCAAGGAGAATTTCTCGGGCCAAAGAGGTTCGCCTTTTCTGCGATACTCCTCGTCTTGTTCAGCTATGGCTGGTAGTTTAATTACTTTCCATTCCTTAGCGTCATCGCTGTTCAAAATTCTGCCAACAATATCATCATCGTGCCAACGGGTCATTATGATGATGATAGCTCCGTTCCCCTCCTCTCTAGTGAGAAAAGTAGAGCGATACCATTTCCATTTGCTTTCTCTCACAATCTGACTGTCGGCTTCCTCTCGGTTCTTAAACGGATCATCCACAATGCCAATCTTAAATCCTTTTCCTGTTATTGGCCCTCCCACGCCAACAGCTGTGTAACCTCCACCCGATTCAGTCAACCATTTAGCTTTCGCTTGGCTGTCCTCTCTTAGTCTGGTTTGAAATAAAGCTTGATAATTCCTTGAGTTCATCAAGTCTTTAGTCATTAGTCCAAAATCGCTAGCTAAGTCTTGAGCATAAGAAACAACGATTATGGGATACTCCGGACTCTTACCTAAAACAAAAGCTGGAAACTTGATTGTAGATAACTCTGATTTTCCGTGTCGCGGTGGCACCTCTAAAATAATCCGCGCCCTCTCGCCTTTCTTAATCTGCTCGTAAGCCAATTGTAATTCATTAGCAATTACTTCGTGATGCCAATTTACTTGATAACGGTTATCAGTAACAACCGCAAAATCAATTAGCCTTTCTCTCCCCAGTTTTTGGGCTATCAGGTGTTTTTTTTCGCTCTCTGATAAGTTGTTCAAATTGATTGTCATTTAATTCAAAACCAAAATTATCCGTTAGCCCCCCGCTTAAAAGTTGTATCAGTTTGCTTGTGGTATCAAGCGCCGAATTGAGATGTTGGTATTGAGCAGACTTTCTTTTTAGTTTCATCTCCCTAAAAATTTCCTTTCTCTCCTCCTCTAATTGTTCAATAATAGGTTTTGCTTCCTCTGCAAAGCCATCGCTTTCTGTTAAATTTTTCGGATTTTTAGCAGTCTGTTTTGAATATCCAACATCTCTCATTGACTTTGATATGTTTCCACGGTTTTCAATGATTTTAACAACAACATTTTTTTGTTTCAAAGTTGACATAATTAAATAACCAATTCGCAGATTTTGTAAATCCGCCATTTCTGCTTTCGCATAAAAATAGAGTTCAATGGGATAATGGTTTTCCCCCATCTTAACCAGCGCGCCAAAATTAAATTGATAGGATACCTCCCTTAGAGAATATCTATTTGGGCTACTTTTTTTGTTCTGCGTTTAACGAACATTTAGTCCGTCTTTATTCTTAAATAACCAACTTTTTATCTTTAATCTCTTGGATCATTGTCCGATAAATAGCAATATCCCTATCCATCGTCTCCATCCCCAATTTAGCATTGCCAGCTTGAGCCATCATTTTAGATCCCTCTTCTTTACCAGTAGACTTATCCACCTGAGCGCAAGACATTCGGTATAAAAACTCAAAATTAAGTCGGTCAATTATTCTATGATTAAGTTCAAGATAGAGAAATAAAACCATTTCGTCAAGGCTCAACTCCTTGCCCTGTTCAGTAACTATCTGTTGAATTATTTCTTTTGATGTTTTTTTTGGTTGTTCCATAGATTAAAATTAAAATTTAATGATTTCACGCTAACTTATAATTCTTAGCCACTAGCTTTTGGAAACTAATTAAATCCATTCCCTCTCCCTGTTTAGTAATCCTTACCGCTTTCTCGCAGTAATTGTGGCAATCAAGGCAACGGCCATACTTATCTACCTTCTGAGCTTCCTCAAAGCATTTAACGCAAGTTTTTAATTGTTCGTTTTCCATAAATTAAAAATATACTTAATTAACGCTAGACCGATTAAGATTTCAAGGATTGGGGACATAGGTTTATTTTATATCAATGCCTAGTTTTTCCTTGGCATTGGTTATTACCCTACGCTTAAACTCATAACCATTGTTGATTTCACCAAGAGTCATTTCATCATCTTCAGGTAACACCGCCTCTATCGCCTCTTTTTGAATACTTTTTAATAACTCATCTGATATTTTATTTTTTTCTGTTATTATTTTTGTCATATTTTTTGTGGCACAAAGCACATAATCTTAACCAATCGTTTATGTCCCTTAAATAATTTCCGCTTTTATTAGCCCAGTGTATTTTATGATTAACTAATTTACTTTTTCCGCAATGTTCGCAAGTATCTGGCTTTCCTAAATGCTTATTAACCCAAGTATGTAATCCACCATATCCTACATCATCACCTCTCCAGCTATAATTTTTATCCTCTTTCTTTGCTTCGCTTATTCTTTGGCAAGTTATTTTTGATAACTTACTTCCTTTCTTAAAGGCAGATTTAGGAACTATGCCTTTTTTGGCTTCACTCATTTTATCTCTTGTTATTAGAGAATTGATATAACCTAACCTTTCTTTCATTTTTAATCTGCTTAAACTAATTTGCGGACATTTTTTACCTTTGTTCCAGGGGACTCTTCCATTATTTAATTTATGTCCTTTTTGAAATAGATATTTTGCCATATAATTAAAGCCCCCCTAAAGCGGTCAGCTGTCGGGGGGCATAAATTAAAAGCTGACCGCTATTTACTTAATTATATGTTATTTTTAAGGTCTGTCAACCACTCCACTCCTCGCTTGTTGTTTTTGGTTTGGTTTCATATGGCACTCGCATTCTATTTTATTACATTTTGAACAACAATTACTTATCATATTTTTTATCTATTTTATAAATTTATACCCTTAACTCGGTGGGCAATATAGGAATAATCGGACTAAATAAATGGAAATGCATTTACCACTACATATTGCTTGTTGTGGAGTTCGATTCCTACCACCGAGTTAAAAGTACAATTAGTCTAATATCCATATTCCAAAGAAATACGAATACCAAACCCAGCCGATTAACTTTTTTGTTCCATTTTTCATATAGTTATTATTATTTTTACTGGTAATACTATCAGGTATTTTGCATAACCATAAGCAAAATTGTTTTTTGCTTTTTCGGCTTCTTGTGGAGTCTCAAAAATTGTTATTTTTTCTTTAAATAAATCTTGTGGAAAACCTGTTTTGAAAAGAATATACCCTTTGATTATTTTTTCTTCCATAATTTTATTGCCCGCAGGCAGGATTCGCACCTGACACTCTGGGCGTGCACGCCTTGTCCTACTCTTAGACGACTGCGGGTTAATTCTCAAGGGAGGGGGGAAATAATGGGCAAGTGTTTGAGCTTGCAGATGCTGTTAAAACTCAGTCGCTAAACTGTTCAGCACTTGGATAATTAACAATAATTGTTCCTATTATTGAAACGGCTCACTGTCCGCCACCATCATTTCCCTATCCCCCTCCCTTGGGGATGACCCTAACCTCACTCGGTAATTCATTTCTTATTCTATCGTCAATTCTCCAATTCGCTACTTTGCGATAAGTCAAAGATTTTTCTTCTTGGATATTTGACATTCTTTCTATAATCTCGGTTTGACTAGGATTATGACGAATAAACTTCTTGAAATTAGGTACTTTATCCATATATTTAATTCTCCAGCCTTTCTGCCCTAACCTATGGACTGGAGGGGCTTGTGTAGTGATAGCAATCACACTTGCATCTAGGGCCAAGCATATTTGATTATTTAATTTCCCCCCCATTACCAATTATCCCATTCGCCATTATATAACTCATATAAGCCGATGATAGGCTAATAACAGAGATATAGACGGGTGATAACGAGCTTAGGGGGGGATTCCATTTTCCGTAGGCTTCTTTTGGGAAATATATCGGACACTTTGGACAATTCCGATTGTCTTTTGTGTTCGGTTCTTTCCCAAAAGAAGCCGTTTTGTCCTATTGCCTAAATAAAATTTTTACTAAACTCCTGCGCAAAATAATCCTCGGGGCTTTGCAATTCTATCCCGAAATCAGCCACAAAAACCCTTATCTTTTCAATATAATCCCCAAACTCTATCGTTCCTAATTCTGTCGTTGAACGGACAACAGGGAATTTACCAGAGTGGTCAACCAGAAATTTAGCCTTAAAGGTATTGTGCAATATCTCTGGGTCATTCCCCGTGTCCTCTGCTATAACATTCATACAGGCCCAGTAATAAGCGTTTTGGCTTTCTGTTCTTTTCTTTGATTTTCTCTTAATTGAAAACTGTACTTCTTTACCCTCCCATTTCTTGATATAGCTGTGAAACTCATCAATCTTGTTTATCCTTAAATTTCCATTTTCAATTTTACCGGAAAAGAAAATCATAAATCTATAATATCCCCTTTTCCTTATTCTCTAAAGAGGTAGTCTCAAGTTCGGCATTTATGCTTTCGGTTTTCACCTCATCGTCAACAAAAACCTTAAACTCTTTGAATTGTCTGCCAGTCTTTGGGTTTTTAACTTTTCCAATATACTCAATTTTTACCTGTGAATTTAATGGAACATTAGTCATTCTGAAATCAATCACCGTGGACCCCCACACGGCTACCACTTCACTATTTGCTTGTCTAATTTCGTATAAACAAGAATTGTTGGGGCCGACATTGATACGCTTGTTTATATAAACTCCTTCAAGGACATTGTTTTGGTCAAAGTCCCAAGCGTTTGAAACGCTACCTTCTACTTCTCGATATGCCATTTTTTTATCTTTCTTTGTCTCAATAGCTAACTATCAGTTGGCTGTTAATATAAAGAAAGTTATTTTAAGCAATTATTTTTATGATAGGCGCAATATGTGACCCTCCAATCAGTAACCAAGGGCAATAACAAGGGATTTTTTGCTTCCCACGCTTTGTTTAATAGACCAAATTCATCTCTAACCCTTTGCTCTATATTTTTGTCTGAAACCTTAAAAATAAACTCCTGCGTGTCCATATAATCCTTGGATAAATAAATCAACCTACCTTGCTTAATGCCCAGCCCATAAAGATAACTCCACAATTGCATTTGATGATTTTCTTTTGGCCCTTGTTTCTTAATAAAGGCAAAGCTATCTTTATTAGCCGACTTTAACTCTACTACCTCGCTGTCGCCATTAGTTAAAACAATATCAGCGTATCCTGTTGCTCCAAACTCCGGTATCTCAACCCTTTTTTCCGTTTCAATTTTAATGTCCTTACCCTCTAAACTCTTAGTCAGTATTTTTTGGATATAATCGTGTATCAAAGAGCCAATTTTCATCTGGGCCAAGTCCTTTGCTGTCATTTCATTGTCTCGTAATACTTTCAATCTTTGAAAATAGACACCCCTCAAACAAGAGCCAAGCGCAGAAATATGCCAGCTTGTTATCTCCCTTTCCTCTCTTTTACCGTCCTGTACTATCGCATTGTTAATCAAACTTGTTATTTTAATGTCCATTGTTTATCAGGGGGCAAACAATTATTTAATCATTTGCCCCCTGTTTAATTAGCTAGTCATTATGTTCTAACTCCTCAGCTGACGGAGGTTGTAAATTAGCTTGTTCTAGTCTATCTAGGCTTTCCTCATAGGCTTTTAACAAATTCTTTAAGGCCTCAATCTGCAAGCTTACACTGAAACAAGTGCTTTTAATTTCTTGCCAGTAATTATCTAGGTCTATTTTCAAGCCGATTAAGTTTTCAGCTTGATTTTCTTTGAAAGTATCATTTTGTTTTAAGCTCATTTTTTTTAATTGATAGAGGGACTGCTGGACTTCGTTGCCAAAAACCAGACAATCTCCCCTATCAATGCAACTAAGTTTTTTTGGCCTTTTAGATTTGATTGGCATAGTACCAATCCCATTTGTCTTGCTCGGCTTTTTCAGCGAACATTACATCGCTGACCAAATCCGCTAAAAACTCATCACCATCTTCGGGGTCGTAACCATTTATTTGCTCTGGCTCAAACCCGACTAATTCACGAAACAATTCTCTAGTCATAAATTATTTTTTACTTTACTATATCTTCAACCTTTACTAATTTGCTTAATAACTCAATCAATTTGTCTAAATCAATCTGTTTCATTTCAACTTGATAGAAACCTTCTATTTTATATTCAGAACAATTTGGGTGCATAGTTACATTACAATAGTGCGGTTGACTAACCTTAACTTCCTTAATCAAGTATTTTTCTAACAATTCCTTTATGTCCATAAATTAAATTACTATACAAAGAGCAAACCACACTCCTACTAACAACGCACAACCTAGAGCGATAAATCCTAGCACCTTGCCTGTCATTACTAACGCCTTTCTTATTTGTGCTGGGCGTTCTATGTGCTTGATGTAGGATTTATATAACGCTGAACGAGTAGTCATAGATTTATTTTTTACTCTTAACGACCTTTCACTATTTATAGTTTAGCAAACTGTCAATCCTTGTCAATACTTCCAACTGTGGATAACTTTTCTCTTACCCTTAAAGCAACCCAGGCGTGAGATTTACCGACAATCTTACCAATTTCTCTGGTAGTTAGACCCTGCTTATACATCAACACCGCTTTATCAGCCACCTCTTTTGTTTTTTTATCCTTGTAAATGTTTTTATTCATACAGCCGAATGATAGCATATCGTATAGCCTTGTCAAGTACTGTCCTATCCCACCCCTCGTAGCGCAGGACAATATCGGACAATTAGCATATCGGACAGCTTCTGTTCGGTTGTTAATTGTTCGGTTTGTCCAAGCGGAGAGGGGTGGGAGTTAAAGAGTTTTTTAATTCTTTTCTGAAATCTTCTTTTAGTTTTTCTCTTTTCTCAATATCCCAACAACCTAAAATATCTTTCAATTTATGTTTCAATTTTTTAATTTTGTCCATAAATAGATGTATAAGGAATTAACTGGCCATTAGAAAACTGAAAAATCATTCTTGTCATTTTTCCAGTTCGTCTGTTCTTAGCCAGATAAACTTTTGTATTGTTAGTCCAATCCGAACCATAAGGCTTGAAAGGTTCAACAAAATCGTCTTTCTCCCATTCATTTTTTTTCTTCCTAGGTTTATCAACAATAAACTTTTCCCTTTCCACTAAGAAAACAAAATCAGCCTCTTGACATACTAAGCTACTATCTCTCACGCTAGATAAGTCCATTTCTTCCCCTTGATATATTTTTTTAGTGTGGGCCACTAGAAATACTGTTACCCTTTGAGCCATTGCTATCTGTTTTAATCCCCTGACAATCGCCCCAATAACCAAGGAAGAATTATCTTTGTTGGATAGCGGGATTAAATAATGCAAATGGTCTATAAAAACTACCTTACAGTCTCGATCTTTTTTAGCTTCTAAAATTTCAGTCTCTAAAAATTTTAACGTTCCGTCTATCAAAGCCACAGGAGCAAATATACCGTGTTCAGGTTCATATCCCATTTCAATAAATTTATCCTGTAGGTAATCTGGAGACATCTCGTAAGAAAACCAAAGACTATTTATATCATTTTTAGCTAAACTCATTGTTAAAGTCTGACAAAAAGTAGTCTTACCTTGTCCGGTCTGACCCGATACCACTATCAATTCTCCCGCTCTTATCCCTCCAGCCATATCATTATCAAACTCTTCGATCCCAATGCTTATGGCCTTAGAAGTATCCTTGTACTTTTGGGCTACTAAATAAAGCCTATTGATTGTTTTACCTTCCGCTAAATCAATATCAAGTAAAGTAAATTCACTATTATTTGGAAAAGTAACCATATATTTATTTACCATTAAGCAAGCTGTTAATCGTGCTTGCCGTTAAAAATACCTCTAAAGACCAGCCGACCTTTTGATAAAATTGGTCATTTTTAGAAAAGTATTTGTCTACTAAACCTTTCATTTTTTCTAAGCCAAACGATTTAAGAAAGGGTTTAACTAACTTTTCGCATTTTCCCCAGTTAAAAATTGGCGCGTTATTTGAAATTTCCTCTAAGAAATTGACCTTAAAGTAATCAAACAATTCAGTTATTTCATTATGGGTTGAGTTTTCTTTGACTTTTAAGGACGGAATGGGTGGCGAGGTTTCCGAGTCACTATTATTATCTTTATTATTATCTATTATTATTGTATCACCTTTCGTTATAGGTACTATAACCTTTCGTGATACCTCACTATAACCTTTCGTTATAGAGTGTAAAGTTTCTTTATACTCTGCTTTAGCCCTTATCAATACTACGCTTTCAAACCATTTTGAGGTTGTTTTTAGATGTTTTGTGTCTGGTTCTTTTTCAATTATCTGTTTTTCAATAAGTTTTTTCATTACATCAAAAATAGTTTTTGATGTTGTCCCAAGCATTTTAGATATTGTTTCTTTAGAAGCATAACACCAACCCCCCATTTGATTTTTTGGATTATTGGAAAGATGATAAACACAATCGGCAACACAATACTCCATTAAGGTTAGTTTTAACTTTTTTCTTATTTGATGAAGTATTAAAGTATAGGTTATTTGTTCCGTCATAGTTTTAACAACCAAAAAGGCACTGACTATGGTCCGGCTCGTGAAAACCGTGTGGATTACTCCACATAATCAGTGCCTTTTTGGCAATTAATAAAATTGATTTTTCACGATTAACCATATACCAAAATTATAAATCTTTCCCATACCAAGTCAACTGTGGATAACTCAACCGCAATTTTTCTGTTGACTTCGGAAGTCCGTATCGTTTATTATACCGCAGGAGGAAAATATGGAGCAGTGGATAACAGTTAAAGAGGCCTCAAGACTTCGGAAGTGTACCGAAAGAAATATCCTCGACCAAATAAGCAAGGGAGCAATCCAAGCTAAGAAAGACGGCAGAAAATGGCAGGTGTTTATGGATACTACCGAAGCGACTTCCGAAGCATCTCCGCAGTTTGCCGAAGTTATTTCGGTATTAAAAAATCAGCTTCAAGAGAAAGACAGTCAATTAAAAGAAAAAGACAAACAGATCGCGCTTTTGCAAGAGCAGACTGGACAACTTAATCAATTGCTCGCAATGGAAAAGAAACAAAACCTGCAACTAACGGAAAATAAAAAGCCTTGGTGGAAAAAAATAAAGCGCTAGCTTATGGCTAACGCTTAAAAAATTTGGCAGAGCAACCCGACTAACTCGCCCTATTCTTCAAAGATATTGATAAACTTTCGACGCACCTCACGCTTTCTTCTATAAAATTTCTTGAAACCAAGTTTCAATTTTTGTTGAGCCTCTGGGGTATAAAATCCTTTGTTTGTTTCAAGGCAAACTAAGACTAACTCCATCTCATCTGTCGTTAAAGAAGCGTAGAATTGTTCTGCTGATACCTTATCCACAGTTAATATCTCCGGGGATTGGCTTTCATCCGAAAACTCTTTTTCAAACTCTTTGTCAAAATCCAAAGCGTGGACAACCTCAACCTTTCGATTTCTGCCATTATCAACTGACACCCCTCTCTTTTTGGCGTCTTTGGCAGCCGTTACGGCGGCTTTCAAGATATAATAATCAGGAAAATCGGGGTTTTTTAACAAGATATGTCTAATTCCCAATACTGCGTCTTGATAGGCGTCATCATTTTTGAGAATCTTGCGTAAGCTAGTTGAAAGTAAATTGATTTTTTCCTCCCATAGTCGGTTAATGTCTATCGCCATAATTGACCTCCTTTGTTGATTTGTTAATAATCCTAAATCTACCCTACAACATCAAAAAAGAATGGTCAATTATGGCAATTGTGTTTATTCTTAAATAAAAAAAAGGCAATATCTCAATCGGGTTTTCTTAAACTGGATTGAGATATTGCCTTGCCAGCGTCTCGCTGGCAACTACTTGGTGCGCATAACTGCGATTATGTGGCATCTGCTATTTGCACTTAGCGAAGGAAAAATCGGATAGATTTATTCTATCCGATATTTTCCGTAGCGGAAATAATTGGTCGCTAAACTATGCCTTTGCGTTTCTTTTCCCAATAAATCCGATTGCGGTCTTTTTTAATTTTAGGCTCAAATAAAAATTTGCGTCTAGCAATCTTAGCGTTACGGATTTTAGCTGGAGATATTTTTCTCATAGTGTTAAAATGGCCAACTCGCCGTTTCCAATTTCTGCCTACCGCAGAGTCGCGTTGAGCTTTGAAATGGCATCGCCATTCTGATTTAGAATAACAAGGCACTCTCTCGTTATTCTCGCTTCACTCCATTTTGGTCTAGGGGAAGTTAGGAGGACTTGCTGGCCATTTTAATCTTACTTTTGTCGGAAAGATTTTTCAACCTCTTGGGTTTGTTCTTCAATCTTTTGTTTTTGGGCTTGTTCTTTTTTTTCTTGGGCTAAGTCTACAAAATACTTTTGGCGAAGTTTTATCATTTTGTCTACCTGTTCAGACGGCAAAGAGTATCGGCTATACACGCGTTGTTTAAATTCGTTATAATCTTTCTCTCTAACAGAAAATTGTTTTACAAACGGAACCTTAATTTGTATAGCCCCGCTTTCTTTAATTTTAATTGTGCAATGCTGTTGGGGTTGTTTGCGTAGCATAGTAATAAACTCCTCTTTCTGATCGTCCTTACCCTTAAAAGAACGACTGGTTTCCTCGTGGAACTCCTCAAAGTTGGTTATAGGCACCGTAGACTTACTATACCCGCTATTATTGGTACTTCCTTTTACGCTAGTCATACCGCTATTAACCGCCAACCCTAGTACATCGTCAACATCTTCTGGGCTTACGCTAGAGCTATTACCCTCGCTCATTCCATCAAGCTCCGAAGAAGAGCTACTTTCGGTGTAGGTTTCCACCGTCTCATATCCTCTCACCGGTCTAAATTTAGTAGCAGTCTGCACATACTTCACAATATCACTGCGATAGTCAAAAACATCATCAACCAAAATTTCAGCATCAGCTCGGCCCGAACGAAAGCATACTCTTACTTGAGGTTGGGTTAGCACAGCGTCCAGAACATCCTCGGTTAGCTGTCCAAACCTTTGGTGGCTTAAAATAAACCTCACTTTGCATTTACGGAGTTCCGATAGGGCCTTGGAGATATCATCAGAAACAAAATACTGAAACTCGTCCAGATAAACATAGAATGGTTTGAGACTATACTCGGGAGTTTTCATTCTGGAATATCCCGCCTGTAAAAGTTTATCTATTATCACAATCCCAATCATCTGCTGTTCGGCCGTTGAAATACTGCCCCTAAGATTGCAAAGGATTATTTTCTGTTCTTCCATCGCTTTTTTGAAATCAATAGTAGACTTTTGCTGTCCGAATGTCCTACGGCCAATCTCGCTAGTAACAAATTTGTCCGACCTACTTTCCAGTGGCGCGGCATAATTTGTCCTATCCCTTAAACTTGTCCTATCAAACCATTCCCAGCGTTTTTTAATCCTGTCATTAGGACAGCCCTCTAAAATTAAATTCCTAAAAGTAGGATCAAAAGGATTGATAAAATCCTCCAGTTCATAAAGTGTCAAACCAGCTTCAATCAATGGCAGTAGTGCTCCACGCTCGTATTTCTGTAATTGTGGCATTGTGTTTGTTTTCTGTCCTCCGAATACTTTACCGATAGCGTCCATCACTGTATCAGCGTGAGAGCTGGATGTTTTAACTGCTAGGTCATACTCTAGCAAATTAAGTCCTACGGACACGCCTAGGTCATTCGGGTCAAACAAGATTGTCCTATTCTCTAGTCTCCTTAGGACACAGAATTTTAAGATTTCTTTGTATAATGTCCCATGTGGGTCAATCAAACAAAGTCCCAAACCAGCGTCAATGTCTCGTCTTATCATCCATTCCAGCAGTTTGCTTTTTCCTGTGCCAGTTACTCCTAAGAGGTGCATATGCCTATCTCGGTCTGGCCCAGTCAAATTAACTTCTTTGTCCTCGGCAGTCTTACCGATAATCATATATCATTCCCCCCTAAAATTCCCTTTTCAACTAGCGTACGCTTAAAGTTCTCAATAATAATTTCCGCTAAGTCTGGGTCATCGGCGTGTTCTTTTTTTATTCGGTTGATTTCTTTGTTAATTCTATCGGATTGGCTAGCTATCTGTGAAATATCGTCGGTTGATTCGTCTTGAGTAAGTTTTGAGTACTTACTTTCTATCTCAAGAGTTTTTTCTTTGATTTTTAGCTTAGAAAGGGCTTCTAATTCCGCGGTTTCAATTAGGATTTTTTTTTATCCTGATCCATTTGGGCGTCATAAGTGTCTTTGGCTTTATCCATATTATCATAACGATATTTAGCCATTCCAGCTCTAAAAGCGGCATCGTAGACCTCTTCCACTACTCCTAGTTTAACCACCATATCCTTAATGGCTTTAACTGTTCTTTCATTATCGGAATGGTTAATCCAACCAGAAATAGCGCGCCGAATAAAATTTTGGTCGTTTTTTTTATTCTGCAATACTTCCAAAATAGTTTCAGCTAAATTTTGAGGTACATCTGGGAATTGCATAGACATTTCTGGCTTAGGTTCTTTTTCTGGTTCTTTTTTCATTGGCATTGTCTCCTTGGTTATCGGATTATTGATTCTTTCTTGTTGTTTTATCCATTCTTCGGCCTTTTCTTTATCCTTTCCAAACATAGCTATAGCAAGAGTTCGATAAGGAGAAGTTAAAAGTATATTTTCTTCAGCCTTAACCTTTGTTTCTCTTTTCTCTTTTGCTATTTTTAAGGCTTCAATTAAGCTTTTAGATTTTATTTCCATTTTTTACTCCAACAGTGAGTGTCGTTTGTCTCCCACCGGCGTCCACCAAATCTCTTTTAGAATATGGTCTAAAAACTCTATTGCAGTAAACCAATACATCACAGACCCTAATTGCTTATCGTCTGCCTTGCTGGCTATTTCCCTAAGATTATCTATTTTTTTGTCATCTGAAATAGTCAAAACTCTAAATCCAGTAATGCCAAACTTAGCCAAACAGCCCTTATCGCGATACCATATCCAATAACCCCGATATTTACGATAGATGTTTATTTTAGATTTCCTAGAGTTTTCTGCCTCTAAAAAGAAGTGCATTTTTTCTTGAGTGGATTTATCCAAAAGGATAAAGTAACTATCAGGCGCGACTGGGTAAACTATCCTTTTGTCCTGTTCAGTTTCAAATACTCTATCATTGAGTTCGTTTCGGCTTTCATTCTTCCAATAAAATAACTCATATTGAGGATTTTCTTTTAATGCTACAGTTAAAGCTGTCCTAAATTTAGAAGTCATTAAAAAATGCTCTAAATGAAATTGTCTAAGTTCTCCATTTCTTTTTTTAATATCTAAAAGTCTCGCTCCCTCTGGACCTAATGAATAAACCATTTTATGACTTCCCTCTGGAGGCTCTACTAAGTACCTTTGTCCAAAGGGTCTGTCTAGGTACTTATATTTCCATAGCTTCCGTAGCCGTCTGTTCGCTACCTCTTGAGAACAGCCTAGAAGTTTGGATACGCAGTCGCTCTCTAAGTATCTAAACTCTGCTACCAGCCTGATTATCTCCTCGTCTCTCTTTTGCCTTTTTAGGCCCTCGTCATATTCAGCTAATCTTTTAAGTTTTGGACATCTTTTTTTCATATTTTGCGTTCTCTTTTTCTGCCCCTACCTTATTTTTGCTTTTTTATTTCTAACCCTCTAATTTTGTTTTTTCCCTGACGATACTATCCAGCAGTCGCAGACTGTCTGTGGTAGTTTATTTATTTATACACTCTATATATCTATATTACGTTGGATTGTTGTTTAAGGCTTATTTAAGTGTTTATAAGGGTTTAACTATACAAAAGTATACTTATGTAGTAAGTATAGCCATAAAAACAGAATTATCAAGCTCAATGGAACGACTAAAGATATTATATAAAAACCACACCGATAAAATCAATACATTTTTTCCTTGATTTTTTATCCCTATATTTTGTATAATTTTAATCAGACTGATTTGGCCGTCAGTCGTCTCAAAGTTTTGGGTGGCTAGGCAAACGCTCGTTTGCTCCCTATTAGCCACTCAATCCTCTTGTAGGGAGAGGGAATGAAAGATAATTATACTCAAGTACCAAACTGTTTTTTTAAGCTCTTGCCATACTTAACAGAGGCTGAGATAAAAATAACTCTGCATATTATCCGACAAACCAAAGGCTATGGAGATAAAGAAGAAGATAGAATAAGTTATTCCCAATTTCACGAGGCGACTGGCGTACACCGCGAAGGGATAGGTAATGCCATTATCAGCCTAAAAGCAAAACAGATTATCAATGTAACAAAAGATTTCAAGTATTCAATCAATTGGGAAGTGGTTCGGTTAACGAACCAGCCAGATTTTGCGGAGCAGTTCGGTTACCAAACCAAAGGCAGTTCGGTTAGCGAACCAGAAACGGGTCGGAAAACGAACCGAAGAGGCTCAAAATTGGTTCGGTTACCGAACACACAAAAGAAAGATGGTCTAAAGAAACAAAAAAAAGAAAAAAAGACGGTTAAAGACTGGATTGATGAATTTGATAAAACTCACCCAGAATAAAACAGAAAAGCCCCTTACGGGGCCTTTCCGAAAATCCAAAAAAGGTTAGGTGGCTATAGCAAGCTATGTCCAAACTAATCTCTTTCTATTTTTATACTATACCTCTCCTTCGTCTCCGTCAATATCCTCATCGTCCACATCACTCTCCGGCGCGTCTTCATCTTCGTTTTCGTCTTTATCGTCAATGTCGTCTTCTGGTTCTAAGGTAGCTGTTTCGTTATAAATAACCATTATTTCTTGCTTTACTTTTTAAGACCTTTTTTTAGCTCCTAGGGCGTTAATATCGCCTTTTTTGTATCTTGCTATGGCTACTATAATCGCTGAAATTAAAGCTGTCAAGGTAGTGAATAACTGGGTAATTAAATCAACTGTATTCTGTAATTGTTCTTGTGAAAAATCTACCTTAAAAATCTGAAAAACCATAGCCAAGATTACTAAGAGAGACCCAATATATTGTTTTGAAAATTCCATAATTATTTCTTTACTCAAAGACCTTTTGGGCGTCCTCTAAGGAACGCACCACTTGATAAACTCCGCCTAATTTTTCTATCTTTTTTTGGGTAATTTTTTGCTCATCAGATTGCTTTCCTTTCGGGGCTTTTATTTCCAAGCCAACGAACATTGTATTGATCAGACAAACAATATCAGGACAACCCTTTTTCCCTGTTTTGAACCAGCCACCTCTTTCGGTTTTAATTGCTCCGCTTCCAGCCCGAAAACAATAACACTTTCCTTTATTTTCCATTAACTGCAAGTATTCAAGGATAGTTCTTTGAATTTCAATTTCTTTCATATGCTACCCTTATAATTTTTATAATATCCAAAAGAATAACAAATCCAATCCTTTAACTGTCCCGCTTTGTATCTTTGTATCATAATCCTAACAGATTTTTCTGGATTGTTAAGGGCTTCATCTTTGGTTAATAGTTTCATTCTATCAATATACCAATAACTATTTGCTTGGATTATACCATAATCCGAAGTGCCATTTTTGTTTTTACAAACAGCTTTATCGTCAAAACCACTTTCGCATTGAATAACCTTGCAGATTAAATCCGTCTGTTCTTGGTTGAGATTTTCTTCCTGGCAAATTCTCCGTACCATTGCTTCATTTCTTTTAAGTTTTAACTGTTTATGCAAATAAACCAATTTTGTCAAAACTTCTTTTATTTTTACTAAAACTTCCATAATGCTCATAAATATATACTAACTTAAAATTTAGTTTAATTCTAAAGACTGAATATGAACTAACTTTTGAGAATAGAGGAGAGCGGTACGGCATTGTTAGGGGTAATTATTTACCAAGATACCGCTCCCTCCATAGATAGGTATAAAATAGGTCTAAAATAGGTCTAGTTATACCTTTTGGAAAATCACCTTTGCGGTTTTTTAGATTTCTTTTTTTTAGCTATCTCTATCCTCTGGTCAATATCTTTAACCATTAGCATTTCTTGTAACTTGAAAATCCGCATTACTTTAGATTGATAATTGCATCTCTGCGTCCGATTCATTTTCTTCCTCCATTTGTTTAAGACCAAGCTCAAGTATTAAGCGGGCCATATCAACGAAACTAACATTGTGTTTCTCCGCGAGGGCGAAAATCTTTCTAGTCATTTCAGGGGTTAATTTCATATATTCTCCTCAATTTGTAAAAGACTTTCAGGGTCTTTGGTTTTGAGACTTGTAACAAAACTGCGAACAAGTCTCCACTTTTCCACTTTTTTAGCATTGCAAATAGGACATTGGCATATTCTAAGGTGAACATCTCCGCTGGTTCGTTCCGCTAAAACGATTGTAGAGCAATGGTCTTTTTCGCACCAACCGCTGATATCTGGCATTATAATCATCTCCTTACTCTATGAATTATCCCGCTAATCGCGCACATACCCATTAAAGAAAACGCTAGAAAAATCTTAAAGAAAAAAGCTAAAATACTCCACATAGTGATTCTCCTTATTGTGAAAGAGCCGTTAAATACAGTCCCCTAATTCTCCGATTTCGTAATCTATAGGTTCTAAAATTGATGTCATATTTTTAAGAAAAAGCCCCCTACGGTGTAAATAGGGGGCGTCTTCGTTTGAAGCGTTTAATATATATCTTTATGCAATTTTTGTAACTATCCTATTTTTTTTACACCTAATTCTAATTTTACTCTTAAATTAAAAAAGTACAAACGGAGTTATCCACAGTTATTTCAAAATTACGTAAGTCGCCAAAACTCCTAATGCTCCAGTCAAGATTGGCACTATCCAAGCGTAGAAATTTACTCTGCTTTTCATTTTTTCAAAGTCAATCTTGGTAGCATATTTATCGCTCGCGTCTGCTTTACAGAGCATTTCTTTAGTGATGACGTCGACTTTAACGATTAGAGTGTCTAATTTTTCGTCTATATTTTCTATGTCTTTTTGCATAGTGGCGATTGTTGATTCCTCGTTCATAATTGACATTTCATTGGTTAGTGTTAAGATAGGTTTAATGAATAAAGCAGAATATCGACAATATCTCCGCTCAAGACATTGGAAAGATTTTGCTAAAAGGATAAGGCAGAAAAGGAAAAGGTGTGAGCGATGTGGTTCGCGCTGGTGGCTTCAAGTTCATCATTTAACCTATGCGCGCGTTGGCAGGGAATTGGATAGCGATGTTCAATTGCTTTGTCGGCGGTGTCATCAGGGGCTTTATAAAAAAGTATGAAACAAAAACTAAATTATTGGTGGGAGCATCTTTTATTCGTATTGATTGTTTTATTTCTTGTTGGTGATTTTATCTATGTTTTTTCTGCTTTTTTAATCTTTCTTCTTGGTTAATTCAGTAGTAATTCCCCTTAAAGAATTATAAAATAATACTTTTTGAGTTGGGGAAAGATTGTCAAAATAATTCAACATTTTTTGCGTTCCATTAGCCACAGAACTCAAAACAAGCGGGGATTCTAAGGTTTTTTTACCAATAACTGCTCCTACTCCAACAAGGGGTGAATGAACCGCATAGCCAACGCCCGTTCCTAGGCCACCAATCATAATGTCATATAATCCAATACCAGTCCCAGCAATCCCCTTGCCAGTTTCCCTTGCTATTGTCTTATCAATAGCATTTTTTGTTTGGATAAAAATAGCCTGTCGGGCGTTTAAGTTTTTAACCTCTGGAACAGCTTTTTCAATTTCTACTTTTAGACCTCGCGCTAACATCTTTTGAGCTTCTGTTTTGGCTGGAACCTCTAATAATCCTTTTCCATATGATTTTTGTATCAATCCATAGATATTTCTTTTTAATTCATTGGCTTCTTTTACAGAAATTTTTACCCCTTTATCTAACAGTCCATTAGCAATGCTAATAATAGCCTCAACCGATTTTTCTTCACCCGGTATCTGTTTATAAGCCGCGTGCATTTTTCTTAAACTCTCAATTACATTCCAGGTACTAACTTCTCCACCCTTACCTTCTAAGGCTTGCCCAATTTGCAATTCAATGTTTTGGATTTCTTTACCCGCCTTTTTAGAAATGGCTTTTTTACTAATACCAATCAATCCTTCTTTGGCTATTTGTTTTTCTAACTCGGGGTTTTTAACGGCAACCATTGGAGTCCTTTTAAGAATAGACCCCCAAGCCGTTTCGGGTATTTTTTGGGCTATTTTTGCCAGAGGAGATAAAACTTTTCCCGCAATCGGAAAACCTCCTCCAGCAATAGTTGCGTTTCTTACTGAATCGGCATCTCCTCCAGTTTGCAACGCCGTTTTACCACCCATTTCCGTTGCACCCTTAACAACATTTTTTATCAATCCTCCACCCTTAGGCATTATTGGGATAGCAAGTTCTCCTACTTGTTCCGCTCCAAACCCTATTTTTTGGGCGATCCCTTGAGGAGTGCGATATTGTTCTGGAACTAATTGTTGAGCCACTGGAGTGTCACTAAATCCAAAAACTTTTTCCACCGATTTTGGCATTAAAGCTTTCAAGCCTTTTTCCGCTAAAGAAGAAATACCTACCGTTGTTGATACCGCCCCCTTTAATGCTCCCTTCGCAAGACTGGTTCCCAATTCAACACTTTTTTGGAATGGAGTTTTTTTTATAGGTTGCTCTGGTGTTGGGGTTGTCGGGGGAACATAACCCCCCTCAAATTTAATAATCTGCTCATTGGACAGCCCCTTATCCCTTAAAGCCTTAAATTGTTCAAAGGTTAATGCCATATTATTTTGCTTGTTTCAAGTATTCTTGATAGGCTTCTTCATCTGTCATTGTTTGAGATGGACTGCTTTCTGGATTATCCATTGGATTATACTGGCTATCCGAAATCCCACCAGTCGCCAAATTTATTGAGTTATTTCTTATCTGTAAATTCTTTCTTACCAAGTCTATATTATCCTTGAAAGTCTGATAATCCCAATTTGAATTAAGCTGTTTGGCTGCCAATTTCAAACTCTCATCAGTTGATGAATTTCCACCCTTATAAACAGTGGCTAATTCAGAAACCAAGTCAGATACTTGATTGTCTAATTTAGTAAAGGCGCTCTTTACTTCTTGCCCAAAAACTCCTTGCATTGCCGCTTTCTTTTGGACAGTGGCAAAAGCGGTTATGCCAGCTCTGGACATTGCGTCCTCCGCTCCCTTATTTAAGTCAGTCATTAAATCAAGAGAGTCAGCCGTAAAGTTTATAGCTTGTCTTAATCTAGTTTGTTGCGCTCCATTTAGAGTAGCCAATAATTTACCCGTGGCCGTAAAGTCTTGGTTGGCTTTCGTATAATCAAAACCTTGTCTTTCAAGTTCCGCTCTCACAGCGGCGGTTTTACCATAAAGTCCAGACACTACCGGTGGTTGATTTCCGTTTATAATAGCTTGCGCAATCATTCCCACATCATCAGTCCCACCTGTCCCTCCTCCGATACTACCTCCGCTTGTCGCTTTTGGTGCAACTCCCACGCTTCCAAGCTTATTAAGTTTAGCCTCTCCATTGCCAAGCTGTTTAGCGTCATACCAATAGATATTGCCAAAATCATCTGCTGGCAATACTTTAACATCCGTCCCCTCGGGAATACCTAAATCACCAGCGGAAAAGGTTTGAGTGGACACCTTGCCTGTGGCCTTATCAAAGTTAATAGCCACCAGATTTCCATTATCCCAATGGTATTGAGGCTCGGTATATTGATCTTTGGGTAAATTGGCTTGATAGGCAAATTTAAGATAATCCACGCTTTTACCTGTTTGCTGTTGGATTTCCTCTAAAAGTCCGGGCGTACCTTCAATCTGGCTCCAATCATTCCCAGCCTTAGCTAAGGTAGTAAAATCGCTATAAGCTTTATCTTGCTCTCCTTCAATTAAATCAACGCCTTTCTGTAAAAGCCCTAGTCTTTCTTGTTGTCTTTGAGTGGCTCTGTCCTCTATATTCTGAATTGCTATATCCTGCTCGGAGCGCAAAGCGTCCTTTTCCGCCTGTCCTGCGTCTTTAATAGCCGAAACCGCCTGAGCGGTCTTTTGTTGTACCCCAACTCGACGCGAACTGGCAAAATCACTGCCGGCCAGACCTGCTCGGAAGTTAACGCCCGTGGCCTGCGCTTCCGCTTGCCTGCCCGCGGCCTCTTCTGCCATCGTTCTTTGATCTGTCCTTTGCTGGATTTCAGCCAATCGGGCCGAAAAAAGATTGTTGATATTTTCTCTATCCGTGTTTGAAGTATCGGGAGCGTTAAGCTGGTTAGTTATTTCTCCAGCCAATTTTTGTTTTAATTGAGCCAAGGGGTCAACAGAGCGGGCTTCCCTTTTTTGTCCATACAAAGGCAATTTGCTAAGGTCACCAATAGATGACATTACATTAGGGTCTGTGGTTACATTCCCTTGATCGTCGACTATTTGGGTTGAATTGGGTTTGCGAAAATAAGCCATAAATTAAAATTTAATATAAAGGCATCCAACAGGTTACTTTATTGTCCCCTGTTGAGGTTACTCTCCAGTAATCCCCTTTTTTAACAGGCATAGTAATCCCAGTATATCCAGGAGTAGGGGTGCTAGCCATCATTCTTACTAATACTGGAGTTGAAGTGGCTGACATATAACCAAATATATCCACACGAGCACTGCTGTTTTCACTATCAGTCGCTAAAACAAAGCCACTCGTTGTAGCTTGATAAGAATTACCAGAAACATAATCGCAACCGATACCCTGAATCCCATCAGCGTCTTGAGCGTCAACATAGGCTTTTCTTGTTGCTTGATTATCTGTAGTCGGGTCAGACGCTGGCAAATTAGGGATACTGCTAAAAGTAGAACTAGCAATCGTGGTAGTGGCAATCGTACTTGTACCATTTACAGTCAAGGCAGTAATTGTAGAGCTAGACAAAGTAGTCGCCCCACTAAAAGCCCAATTAGCCGTTAAATCCAAAAATCCTTGTGAGAGCTTGCCTGTGGCGTTGGTATAGGGGATAGTAGTAGTAGAGGCCGTGGTAGAGCTAAACAATTGATTGTGGGGCATCAGGTAAGCTCCTGTGGCACCCAAAACAGTGGAGCTGGCTAATTCCTCTCTGGTAGAAAGCTCGCCAATGCCTTTGGTGGTGGTGCTAACATTCGGGGCCCCAGCGTAAGCCAAACCATTAACATAGGCTATATTGGGGATTTGATAGCCTTGTGTCATTGTAGAGGTGCTGGAAGTAGCATAAGACAAAACATTCGGTATGGTCTCGTCTCCGTTAAGAATACGCCCGTGGATTGCAATCTGCGGATAATCGGTAATCTTAACCGAAGCTCCTCTGCGGTGTTCTTTTTTTAAGGCTGTTACTTCTTTATCTCCGTCAATCGGGTCAATGCCTCTTAACATAGAGCTAACATCAGTAGAGCTAGCAGTACCGCAAACAAACTCCTCGCTAGCTGTACCCTCGTCAACAGTGAAGCACATATAACCCGATAAAGCATTGCCCGCCTTATCAGTGCCAGAAACTAGCGTCATTGAGGTAGCCGATGAAGTTATTTTGGTCGCTAAAGAAGTTTCAAATAAGGCTACTACTTGGGGTATGGTCGCTCCAAACCTTTGGTCGCTCACCATTCCCGCCATTCCCGAAAGAAGCGTGGTAAGAGATACTACAATGGCGGTTATTTTTGCGACTATAGCTGTTAAAATTGTTTCTGTCATATATTTTTTTTAATTAACGATATATTTACCGGCAGTCTTTCTGCCTTTTTTTCTTAAATCTTTTAAGCCATATCGGGAAACAGACGCATAGCCTATACCCGTGGCTTGAAATTTAATTTGAAAAGTTTCTCCCTTGTCAGCCGTAATCCTAAACTCTCGTTGGTAATGATTGGCGATTTCCCCTGTGCCTCCCCCACCGACTTCTTTCTTACCAATAGTAGTCGCTCCAATGTAGACATTGCTACCCATATCAACATACGCTCCGTCTCCGTCAATCGTTCCTATTTCTACAAAATTACTTTTATCGGTAGAAAGATAAATTTTTAAGGTTTGCGTTGGTTGTATCTCCCCCTCAATAATAAACCTACGAGGTTTTTTTAATCCATCATAGCCAAGTATTGTTTCGTTCAGGACAATATAATTGTTAATCTCGCTGTCATCATCGTCCCAACCGGAGAAACACTCGTAGACATTATTGGTGGTACTATCTCCTAATTCAATTGCTCCATTATAAATCTCAATCACGCTGGCTTGATAATCAGTTGGAACGCTCCAACAACCATAGCGTCTGTCGTAAATAAACATTCTATCATTTTCTGTAGAGGCAACCCTACGACAAGCCAATAAGATATAATCCCCCCACTCTTTCATCACGGCTTTATCAAAAGCATAGTCTGATAAGTCTAATCCGTCAGAGATTGAACGAGGGATCACCTCAGTTGAATAAGCGGATAAAGTCAATAATCTAACTTTAGGGTCGTTATCATCGCTAGTGTCTAAATAATAAATACCATCTCCCGTTTCAACCATTGCCCTCCAATTAGAGATGCCTACTTTAGTCCGAAAGGGTAAATTAGCGGCGTCCGTATCATCGGCTGAAATAGTCAATTTCCAAGTCTTTTTCTCGTGGAAACAGTACATATCGCTATTGTATTCGGATATGTTCTGTAAATCCCCTCCGCCATCATCTTGGCGTAAAATAAAGCTTTCAGTTGCTCCTCTCGGGCTGGAAGGCGGGGTAAAATCGCAAATACCTCCATTTCTCGGGTCTTCCCAATAATAAGTGCTAGTAACCGCTCCACCAGCCACGCTGTTAAAAGTAATGCTATAAGCTCCTGTGGCATAGTTTATCGTCCCAGTACCTCCAGCAGAACCTGTCAAAGTCCCGTCTTGATTATCGTTAAAGGTTTCCGTCCCATCGGTGAAAGTTACATTAAAACAGCTTCTCGTGGCCCCAGACCCCTTAAAAGCTAGTGTGCCAGTATAAGTTAGACTTCCTAGGGATCCAATAGCCTCTGTCGTTACCAGCGTAAAATCACTATAAAGGTCTTTGTCTAAATGGCTACCATAAAGTCCAGTTTTATCAATCGCTCCTGTGCTTCCTTTCCTATCCCAAAGAAACATTCTGCTATTCTTAATCCTCATCTTTCCCTTAAAAGTAGTAGAGGACATATCAATCAAACTCCCTGGGTTTGCTAGCATTATTTTGTAAATAGAGCTATTAGGGCTGGTCAAATAAATCGCGTACCCTGCTAAAGAAGTATAAGGATCAAGGCAAATTTCCTCTCCATTAGCCAATAAAGGCAAGCTATCGCTTCCGTTCTCAATCCAGTCCTCGGTGGTATCGTCGTAATACTCAATTTTTCTGGCCCTAGTCCTAAAGAGCAAATCCACGCCGTCTATCTTTCTACCTGCCCTCAATCCTGTAATCTGTCCAATTCCTGCGTCAGTCCCTAAAAGTTTCATTCCGCGTCTTAATTCCAGTTTATCCGGAGTTATTAGCCAATTCAAACCGTCCACCACTGTCCCCTCTTTCAGTTTATCAGCGTCAATAGCGTTCACTAATCCTAAAAATTTATTGATAGTATAATCGTTAAGCATAGCTAAATTTTATTGTTTTAGTGTGTTTCAATCTGTTACAAGGCATACATAAAGGTTGTATATTCTCTATATTATCTGAACCTCCCTTAAAAAATTGTTTGTTTTTTCCCCTTAAAAGACATAATAAATAATATTATCCCATTAGGCCGAGGGGGGTCTCAAAACTCCCGCCGTCTACTGGCAAACCATCGCTGTCATAGGCCTCCGTCCCTCCGTATTGGTTATTCATTTCTTTTAAGCGCATATTGGTGTCCCACATCATCATTGCTTCCCATAATATCTTAGCGTCTGCTCGGTGTTGCACGGCCTGTAAAGCATTGGTTTGGTCATAATCAACCCCTGCCTTGTGCATTTCGGCTATTATAAAACCCAAGATAGCGTGAAATCTGCTTGGAAAGGCCCAAGAAGTAGCTTCGGCGATATCCGCGCTGGTCTTTCGGTAAATCAAATGAATGGTGGTTGATTTTGATTTATTACCAGTCAAGGCAAATTGATTTCTACCCAAATCAATGTAATATCTCATCATTGCGTCTTTATAGGCGTATCGGTCAATAAAAGAGCAAGGTCGGTATTCAAGCTGGTTATTATTGCTATCCACTGTAAAAACCTTAATTGCATTGCCAAAATCAGTGGGCAATGTTTTCATTGTTAAGAAAGTATCGCCAGGACTTGATGTCTGCGAAACATCGTCTGTTTCAAGAATTTTCCAATTCCTTTCTTCCTCTATTCTTACCCGCGCCACATTAGCTAAGACATAAAACAAATTATCATCAATAGTATCTCCGTCTAATAAACTTTCCGTAAAAATTTTAAGTTCTGATCCTGTCATAATTGTTTAATTTTAATAATTCATTAAGAGCGATTGAAATTTTAGTTAATATATTTTTTATTTTCTCCATAATCTTAATCCGTAGGCTCCAAGCTAATTTTTTGGCTTCTTCTGGTGAAAGGTCAACGAAAGCAAATCCGCCAAAAATAAACATTTTATCCACTAAATCTCGATGGAAATAATAAAGACCCTTATCGCCTACATCATCCCCATAAGAATTTTGCACCACTAAATATAAAGCATTGTTAATCGTTTTCCAGCCAATCACAGCTAGAGAATGCCCTTCAGTGGGAGTTCCTTTTTTATTGATTATTCCACCCTCAGAATAAGTCCACTCATTGCACCATAATACCCCCGTTAGAATAGCCGTTTTATTAAGATACAAAGCCATTCTAAACCCCTCAAATCCATTATCTACGCTCCAATAAGTCTTTTTTTCGTGATATTGAGCGGGTAAGTCTAATTCGCTGTCCCAATTGGCCCAATTAGCCAAAAAGTCTCTGTTTTTATCGTCTAAATGATAAGGTGAAAGGCCTTCAGGTAAAGACCCAAATTTAACTGCCGACTTGCAAGCCATTCTCAAGTCCGCCCCCCAAGTTTCCCAGTTTCCTTCTAATTGTTTAATTTTAGCGAATTGCCACAATGGATCTAGCTCTATCTCCTCTTGGATTTCAGAGACAGCCGTTAAAGCAAAAGCAGTGCAAAAATCAGTATCCCCTTGGTTTTTAATTTTAATAGGATTTCTCACTATAAAATTATCGGGAAATAATGAAGTGTTGATCGCTCCAAATAGTTTCCTAAACTGAAAATCGCGATTGTCCGGTGGAGTAGGAAGTAATCCTCCCCTAAATTGTTCTTGATTTTCCATATTATTTTACTATTTCCGCTAACTGCGCATTGGGTAAAACTATATCAGGCAAATCTCCTTTAACAGCCTTAATCTTATCGGCTATCCTATTGTATTCTCCGATAGCCGAATTCATTGCGTCTTGAGCAACCTTTAAGTCATAGACTAAATTAGAAACAAACTCTTGCTCCTTATATTCTTGTTTGATAACCCAAATAGCAGAGTGGACTGGCTCCATTATTGGCTCTCCAGTATCGGGGTCTATCTTTTCCGTGGGGATTATTTCTGTTTTGCCGTAGTCTGCTATTTCGGCATAATTTCTATTTTCTAATTGAATGAATTTTGACATATATTTGTTTTTCTTTACTTTATTTAAGGAAGTCCGTTAAGGCCTCTCTGATAATCCTGTAAGACTTGCTCGGCTGTCCTTACATAATTCCAAATCTTTACTTCGTCTATTAGTCCCTTAGCTATGCTTGTAAAATCAGAACCTATAGCTACCTTTGAAGTTAAATTTTCCATAGCCACATAAGTTCCACTGTCTAAGGTGGTATCGTCTATTCTGTTTCCATTAAGATATATTTTAATACCAGTTGAAGTTCCAGAACCATCATAACTCATTGAAAAATTAACCCATTGATTTTCATAGGAAGTTAAGGCTGTGTTATAATATCTACTAATATAACCATTAACACTATTGTCGTATAAAAAAGCATAAACTTTTCCCGCGGAATTAACATTAAAATACCATTCTAATTTTCCAGTGTCATATTTATTTACCATTTGAAAACCATTACCAACAATAGCCGAGGTGCTATCCATATAAACCCAATTAGAAATACTAAAAGGTTTATCTACTATCCCATTTCCAAAACTAAAATCGTCATTATCGTCTGCTAAAGCATATTGGGTGGTTCCATTAAGACTTATTGCTTGGCCAAATTTACCATTAGTAAAAGTAGGAGAATTATATAATGTTAAATCTCTCCTTTTACCTGAATAATCAGAACCTGTTCCGTCTAGTTTCCAATACCCCAACAAGCCCGTGCTCATTTTTATCTTCCCCAAATATCCGTCTTTGGTAGAGTTATACATCTGCCCCACCTCCCCTGCCGTCAACGCCCGATTGTATATGCGGACATCGTCGATGAGGCCGTTGAAAAATAAATCTCTTGTCGGTTTATTTCTCGCCCCAATAATTAAATTTGTAGCATTATAGGATAAGTCATTTGTAGGTTGGGTAAATGTTGATATCAAATTTCCATTTAAATAAAATTTAACTTTTGGTGTGCCATCGTTATATCTTACTGCAGCAATATGTTTCCATCCACCAGCTACTAAAACATTTGCAGAGGATGGATAACCTCCACCAGGAGTATAAATTCTTGAACCACTTATAAATAATCCTAATAATGGATCGCTGTCTGCACTATTACTTTTGGATACTATATATTGCTCATTTGTTACACCATTGCTGTCTTTAATCCAAGCAGAAATAGTTGCTGTTGTTGAAAAATTAACGCTCGCCCCGTTCCCTGCATCCACATAATCATTCACCCCATCAAAACTCAACCCCTTGCCCAGCTTGCCCGCCACTGATTTTTCAGTGCTTCCGTCCCCAGTTGACAAAGTCCCAGTATTCCCATAGCCCGAGCTATCGGACAAAGTGCTTCCGTGAATAGCCGTTGCCTCATCAAACTTCCACCACCCCACAGGATTATTAGTGGTAGTAGTCGCATTCTCCTGATTAACCATTTTAATCTTGGGCTGAGTTGTCCACGCCAACACATTAGATAAAGTTAAATTATTCACTTTGCCATACAAAGTAGTGCCACTCCCCTCGTCCAAACGCCAGTAGTCCGTAAGCGTGCCAGCATTAGCCGTATAATCAAACGGATGCTGGGCCTGATACAACACTTGGCTATCACTCCAGTGGTCGCCTGCGGCGTAATACAGCTTCACATCACGAATTTGTCCGTCAAATTTACTTGCTAAATCCGAATAAGCCCCTAATGTTAAAACTTGATTGTTTGTTAAATCTCCAACTGATGTTATAGTTCCCATTCTTGTATTTGTGTTGTCAGCACCATCTAAAAAAACTTTACAATTCGCCGCCGTGTCTCTGTCAATAATCGCAGAAACATAATGCCATTTATTATCAGCAATATTTGAACTTCCTCTTAGCGAATAAGCATTGGCACTGGCATCAGTAAGAGCAAAATAAATATTTCCTGCGGAAGTCACAAAACGCCATCTTATAGTTGCACCAGTATTACTTTTTGCTAATATCGCATTAACACTCCCCGCATCCACATCCACCTTCACCCACGCACTCACACTAATATCCTGCGTAGTAATATCGTGCACCCCATTATTCCCCGCCTGCCCATAATAAAGCCCATCCAAATCCAAATCGTGCCCCAGAA